CCGTAGCGCAGCCACCAACACCGGCAACTATAGCGCAGCCACCAACACCGGCGACTGTAGCGCAGCCACCAACACCGGCAACTATAGCGCAGCCACCAACACCGGCGACTATAGCGCAGCCACCAACACCGGCGACCGTAGCGCAGCCACCAACACCGGCGACCGTAGCGCAGCCACCAACACCGGCAACTATAGCGCAGCCACCAACACCGGCGACCGTAGCGCAGCCACCAACACCGGCAACTGGAGCGCAGCCACCAACACCGGCGACTGGAGCGCAGCCACCAACACCGGCGACCGTAGCGCAGCCACCAACACCGGCAACTGGAGCGCAGCCACCGTTGATGGAAAGGAGTCTATTGCAATCGTCACCGGGTTCGATAGTAAAGCATCCGGCACCATTGGATGCTGGCTCGTCCTAACCGAGAGGGGTAGCTGGAACGGTGATACTTACCACATTAAAGAGGTGCGAGCGGTAAAGGTAGATGGTGAAATTATAAAACCCGGGGTATTTTACAAACTGGAAAATGGGGAGGTCGTGGAAGCATGAACCAATACGATATCCCGGATAGGCCCATCCCGAGCTGGGTGGATAACTACGATGATAAGCCGCACATCTGCCCGGAGTGCGGCTGCGAGATCAACGAGACCATTTACATTAAGGACGGCATGGTCATTGGCTGCGAAAACTGTGTTAAGCGTTTTGACGCCAGCGATACGGATGCTGACAGGTACTTTGAATAAGGAGGATAACATGGTTAAATTCAGACCGCTGCGAGCGGACGAGGTTGACCTGCGGGTTGACCGCTATACTTCGAGAGGGGCTGTGCTCCTCTGCTACAAGGACGCGCGATGCGACATGCGCATTCTAGACGAGACGGTTGGGCCCGAAAACTGGCAGCGGGAGCATTACGAATGCAAGGGGAACCTTTTCTGCCGTGTCGGTATCAAAACGGATGACGGGTGGGCATGGAAAGCTGACTGCGGAACCGAAAGCTACACCGAAAAGGAAAAGGGCGAAAGCTCCGACAGCTTTAAGCGCGCCTGCTTTAATTGGGGGATCGGTCGCGAACTCTACACCAAAATCAACATTGTTGTCCCGATGAGGACACAAAAGAACGCCAACGGAAAATATGAGCCTGAAGATAGCAATGACAAGTGGGCACGGTTTACAGTAGCGGAGATGGAAGTACACGGCGAACAGATTACATATCTGACGGTCGCGGACAAAAACGGCAACATCGTATTTAGTTTTGGTCAACCGGGCGATGCCGGAGAGGACATCACGGAAATCTGCGCTGACTGCGGGAAACCGATCGTCCCGATCACCAAAAGAGACGGGTCTACATGGTATGTCCGGGAGATTGTCCCATACACCGAGAAAATGTTCGGACGGCATTTGTGCGGTCCGTGTATGAAAGCCGCAAAGGAGGCCGAAAAGAGGAATGAAAACAAGGCTCCGGTTTGATTCTGCCGACTGGACAAGAGACCGGAACGGCTACGGAATCACCCTGTATACCAAAGATGCCGCAGCCGCCCAGGCTTTCCTTGATGAGATGAAGCCCGGCAAGATGTACGCTGCCGAGCTAAAGGAGCACCACGAGCGCAGGAGCCTTTCGGCCAACTCGTACCTATGGGTACTCCTTGATGATCTGGCCTTTACCCTCTCCACCCAGGCGGCCCCGCTGACTAAGGAGGAGCTGTACCGGAAGTACATTAAGGAGGTCGGCATCTGGAAGGATGTGCACAATATCGAGCCGGAAGCCGCCAAGACCGTCCGGACAGCGTGGGAAATGCTCGGTACTGGCTGGGTAACGGAACAGGTAGACTACGAGCCAGACGGTGACCATCTGGTGATCCGGCTGTACTACGGCAGCAGCACCTACAACACCAAACAGATGTCCCGGCTGCTGGATGCCGTCATCGCAGACTGCAAAGAGCAAGGGATAGATGTTGCCACACCGGCCGAGCTGGCCTTGCTAAAGGAGGAATGGGGCAAATGAAAAACGAATGGGGCGCAGAGCTTGACCGAAACGGATACGCTCCGAGCATCGTACAGGCCGACACATCTAAGTGCTTTTTGTGCCAGCGCTCCGGCGTAAAGCTAGACCGGCACGAAATCTTCGGCAACGCCATGCGGAGCAAAAGCAAGCGCATGGGGCTTTGGGTGTCCCTGTGCCACGAGCCGTGCCACCTGACACACGCACACAGCTGTGCCGAGGTGATGGACTGGCTGCGCCGGCTGGGCGAGCAAGCCTGTATCGACAACTACGATTTCACGATCCCGATGTTCCGGGAGGAATTTTACACGAACTATTTGGAGGAAACAGAATGCTGAACAAAGCGATCCTTAATGGGCGTCTGACAAAGGCTCCCGAACTGAAACAGACCCAGAACGGCAAGAGCGTGTGCAGCTTTACCATTGCGGTAGACCGCAACCGTGACCGAGAAAAGACTGACTTCGTCCCAATCGTAGCATGGGGCAAAACTGCCGAATTCGTGAACCAGTGGTTCGGCAAGGGCGACCTCATTACCATTGTGGGGCGCATCGAAGTTCGCAACTACGAGGACAAGAACGGCAATAAGCGCACAGCCACAGAGGTTATCGCAGAGGAAGCTCTTTTCGGCGGCAGCAAATCTACTGGCAAGGCAGAGGAAAAGCCCGCAGAGAGCGAGCAGGGCGGATTTGAAGAAGTCGAGGGCGACACTAACGACCTCCCATTCTGACGGGAGGTGAGGAGGAATGCCGAATAGATTGATAAAGGATAGCTTCCGCACAAGCGACAAGATAGCATCCTTAACGGATTTCGAGTTTCGGCTTTGGGTAAGTCTTATTGTTTCGGTAGACGATGCAGGACGAGGAGATGCCCGGCCTGCAATCATCAAAGGCAATGCATTCCCGCTTCGGGAACGGGTTACTGCAAAAGATATCAACGATGCGCTCCACGGTTTGGCGGCCAAAGGCTGCGTTTCCCTCTACGAGGTGGACGGGAAGCCTTACTTTTGGTTCCCGACTTGGGCCGAACATCAAAGGATACGAGAATGCAAACCCAAATATCCCGACCCGCCTAAAAACAGCGGCTTTACACCGTCTGCGGAAATCTGCGGCGAGTTGCCGCAAGTTGCTGCGGATTGCGGCGATCTGCGGCCTGAATCCAATCCGAATCCGAATACTAATCCGAATCCGAATACAAGTACCCCCCATGCCCCCCAAGGGGGCCGGTTTGCCGAATTTTGGGCGCAATATCCCAAGAAAGTCGGCAAAGGCGCAGCGGAAAAGGCTTTTGAGCGCATCAAGCCAGATAAGCAGACCTTTGACCGCATGATGGATGCCATATCTGCACAGAAGCGAAGCCGACAATGGACGGAGAACAACGGCCAGTACATCCCAAATCCTGCGACATGGCTGAACCAGCGCAGGTGGGAGGACGAGCTTCCGCAGGTGGAAACCGACAATGTATTTTTGCAGATGCTGCAGGAGGAGGGACAACATGAACCGCACTGAAACACTGGCTGTTATGTCCATCCTAAAGGCCGCTTACCCTGCGTACTACCGAGACATGAAGCGGCAGGATGCCGAAGCGGTGGTAAATCTGTGGTCGGAGATGCTGGCAGACTACCCGGCTGACCTTGTGGCAGCGGCGGTTAAGTCCCACATTGCCAGCGACCGCAAGGGGTTTCCCCCGCACATCGGGGCTATCATAGCCGCTATTGGTGAGATCAGCAGACCGGCGGAACTCTCCGAGGGGGAAGCATGGGCGCTGATTGCAAAGGCCCTGCGGAACAGCGGCTACAACAGCGAGAAAGAGTTTGCAGCCCTGCCGGAGAACCTACAACGGTTGGTAGGACACCCATCCCAGCTGCGGGAATGGGCCAGCATGGACACCGGGACAGTGCAGAGCGTGGTGCAGTCCAACTTTATGCGCAGCTACCGGGCAAGGCAGGAGAGCGAGCGCAAAATGCAAACCCTGCCTGCGGATATCCGGGCGAAGCTGGCAGGGATGGCAGAGGTAAAGCAGCTGCCCAGCTATGACATAGCGCTGGCGGAGCGGATGATGGAGGAGAATGCGTGAAAATCATAATCCCCGAAATCCCCCCGTCGCTGAACAAGTACGCCGGGCGGGCGAACGCCTGGGACTACCGAGCGGAAAAGCAGCGCTGGCTTCAGCTGTTTGTGGCATACTGCCCCAAGTGCAAACCAATGGGCAAGGCGGTGGTGACCATCACTTACTACTTCCCCACCCGGCACCGACATGACCCGGATAACTACAACGGCAAGATGCTGATGGACGGGCTGGTACACCGGGGCGTTATCGCAGACGACAGCTTTGACCATGTCGAGCTGCGGCTGCGTGGGGCATATGACCCAAAAAATCCGAGAACAGAAATTGAAATAGAGGAGGTAACGGATGAAAGTACTTGAATTGTTTGCCGGAACGCGGAGTATAGGGAAAGCGTTTGAAAACAGAGGGCATCAAGTGTTTTCTGTGGAATGGGATAAGAATTTTGAAAACATCGATCTTTATGCAGATATCTTAACAGTCACGACGGATGAAATTCTGAATCGTTTTGGACGCCCAGATGTGATTTGGGCAAGTCCGGACTGTTCCACATTCAGCATTGCCGCTATAAGCCATCACCGGAGAAAAAATCCTGTAACAGGAAACCTTGACCCTGTCAGTGACTATGCAAAATTTTGCGATATGGTAGATCAGCATGTATTACAACTGATCAAGGACCTTAAGCCAAGGTTTTGGTTCATCGAAAATCCAAGGGGCGGGATGCGGAAGATGTCATGGATGCAAGGACTGCACAGGTACACGGTGACATATTGCCAGTATGGTGACACCAGGATGAAGCCTACTGACATCTGGACAAACCATCCTGATCCCAAGTTCAAACCGATGTGCAAGAATGGGGATCCCTGTCATGAAAAGGCACCAAGGGGCAGCAAAACTGGCACACAGGGGCTAAAGGGTAGCAAGGAAAGAAGCGTTATTCCGGCAGCACTGTGCCAGCACATAGTGGATATTTGCGAAGAAGGACTATCAAAGGAGGTACCCTGATGGGGCAGAAGGATGTAGAGCGGGAGAAGCCGCTTTTTGAGGGACAAAGTGCCGAGGAATTTATCAAGCGCTGGAACGCTATCACCAAAGCCATAAAAATGCGCGCAGAGATGGCCGAGCAGAAAAAGGTGGTGAGTTATGATGTCATACGATAAAGCGTCTCCTAACGCCAAAATCGGCTGTTCTAATTCAAACGACCCGGAGTTCCTGGAGAAGCTGGTGCGGGAGGGCAAGACCAACAGGGAGATTTCCTTAATTCTCGATCTTGATTACGGCTCTGTGGCCAAAATATTGTCTCGCTATGGAATCAAGAGAGACTCAAACCGGCCATGTAAGAGATGCGGAGGGCCGATAGGCAGCACCAGCCCACGGCAGTTGTATTGCAAAGACTGCCAAAAGGCCATGGACAGCATTCGGGCCCGCAAAAGCAGTATGAAAAAAGCTGAGCCGAAGAAATGCGAATACTGCGGGAAGGACTATTTCGGCCAGCCGGGACAAAAGTACTGCTCCAAGCAATGCTACAAGGATGCGGCGGCATCCGGTAAGTATAAGCGCCCTAAGAATTGGATAAAGCGCCGGGATGGGAAAATCGACATCGAGATAAGGGTTTGCGGCAAAACCACAGAGCGACGGGAGAGCGTTGACTACTACGAAGCCCGGGGGATTTGGCACCGTGGCTGGATAGGTCAGGGCTATGCCGCCTTAGTAACGGTAGATGGCCACAGGCTGGAGACCCTGCCGCAAATAAAGACATTCTTCGGATTTAGGAGGGATTCGCTATGAGGAACTGGACGGCAGCGGCAGTTGCGATAATCTTAGCTGCTTTCTGCATAATGGTGCTATCGGCTATTTCGGCCGAAAGGCGGAACCATTTGGATGAAGTTGCCCAGGCGGAGATCACCGCAGAGGAGCAGGAACGCCGGGAGCAGGCAGCCTATTACAATGGTTGGCAGGACTGCAAGCAATATTATCTTGAGAATTTTGGAGGTGCTGAATGGACGCTGTGAAGTTTTACAAGAGCGAAACAGGATGTACGAGAGCGGCGCGGCAACGCCCGGCATTGGGCTGGAGGACGACTATGACCCGGTAATCGCGGTTAAGGTCGTCGAGAAATGGTCTGCTGCGCATCCCCGCAAGACGCGGCAGAGCGTGTTTCTGGAGCAATATCCGGAGACAATCATTGATGCGTTCGGGGCACTCCAGATTTGTCCGATGGTTATTTCTGCTGCTCACAGAGATAGTGACGGAGAGTGTAAGGATCCAGCAAAGATGTGCATAGATTGTCGTCGCGAGTTCTGGATGCAGGAGGTAGAGTGATGGACTGCTTTAATTATCGCTGCCCATTCCGTCAGAATACAACAAGTAACTGTAACCGTTGTGAGTGCTTGGCGTGTCAGAACAGGTGCAAAGGGCCCGTTACATATACTGCAAGCAATCATACGCTGACCGCAGACGAAATTGCAAAGATTGCCAATAATCCCGATTATGGCGTTGGGACTGGATGTTAGGAGGTAGAGCAATGAAAGGAATTGTAATCACAACAAAGGACGAGATGCGGGTGCAGGAGTTTTCCAAGCCTGCACACAAGAGCATCGGTGAGGCTGTTGGAGGGTGGATTGAGGTCGTCCGCCCTGTGTGCTTGGAGCGCCCGTACTGCATGATAGTCAACGAAGAAGGGGTGCTTCTTAACCTACCGATGAACATGTTCGGCAGTTTCCTTTACGGGACGAACTATCATGGGAACCCGATTTTAGGGGATATCGTGTTGTTAAAGGAAGGCATTAACAGCGATGGGGAGCTTGATATATTAGGGCTTGATGAACAGGATATTAAGTACCTGTGCGATATGGCGTCTACCAAAAACGGTAGAGAAGTTAAACTGGGACAGGAGGTAGAATGATGGAACGACTAACGAATGAAGAGGTCAGAGTGGACGAGAGCATGGACCGGTATCTCGGCCCGCGCTCCGTCCTTGAATGCATGAAGCCGAAGCTGCTCGACCTGGTTCTGAACGGTCCGGTGCTGAACAGCGTATCGAAGGCTGCACTGCGGCAAATCATTCGGCAGCTCTACAGCGCGCTCGCCGCCTACGAGGACACGGGGCGGACGCCGGAAGAAGTGTCTGCGCGGGTTAAAGACTGGAGCGACCTTTGCACTATCGTCGGAGAGTGTGGCGGCATCGACCGCCTGCGGGAGCTGGCAGAGGCAGACAAGGACGGTCGGCTGGTGGTGCTGCCGGAAGGAGGAGAAAACGATGGCTGAATACATAGACAGGGAAGCGTTTAAGAAAAGCGTCGAGGAGCGTTATTGTAAGCCGTGTAAGGCGGAGGGAAAAGACCACAACGGATGCTGGTGTCGTGCCTGTTGGGTTGACGATATGCTCGATGAGGTAGATTGTTTCCAGACCGCTGATGTCGCCCCGGTGGTGCATGGGCGGTGGGTGCGCGATGACGATTTTTTCATTTGCGCACAATGTGAAGCCGAAATGAACAAAAAGAATAGCCTTGGCGTGGACAATTTCAAGAATTATTGCCCCAACTGCGGGGCGAAGATGGACGGAGGTGACGATGATGCAACTAACGGAAATGTTTAACATCTGTGATAGTTGCGTGTATGCTCCTTGCTTTTGCGGTAACGAGCCGGAAAACTGTATCGCTTATGTGCAGAAAACTGGAGGTGACAACGATGCGGTTGATTGACGCTGACGCGCTGGAAAACCAGTTTGGAGTGTCCGATGAAGACCTCCTTGCACTGGACGAAATTCGACACGCTCCTACTGTTGATGCAGTGCCGGTGGTCAGATGCAAAGACTGCAAGTACAGAGATGGCACACCGGGGCAGCCGAATATACTTTGTGCGCAGATGCACGAGGACGATTTCTGCTCCTACGGCGAAAGAAAGGAGGAGTCACATGATAGACTACAAAAAGACCTGCAAGTGGGAGCTTGGCAGGTATTACGAAAAGCTCATGGCCATCGACAGCCTGCAGGACGAGATCGATATGTTGACGGCCAGAATGGAGGGCATCAGGTCGCCCAAAATGGACGCCACACCTGTACAGGGCGGCAGCTCGACTGCCGAGGAACGCATCATAAACGCCATCTGCAATAGGGACAACCTAACCGTCAACCATGAGCTGGTTAAGTGGCAAGTGCGGCAGATGGACCGTGGCCTGTCTATCCTGACCGACCAGCAGCGCAGGATACTTGAGGTGGCCGTCATGCGGCGTGAGTACAATGCCATCGATAGATTATGTGACGAGCTGCACATCAGCAGGTCGGAGCTGTACCGCAGGATGGACGAGGCCATCAAGAGATACGCTATTTGCCGATACGGTGTGACCGAGCTGTAAAACTTGGGACAAATTCGGGACAAAATAACGCCTAACATAGTGTATACTAATATCGTGGTAAAACACAGACTTCCCTTGACATTCCTCCTGGTGGGGAGCCGGGCCCCTAATCCCGGCAATCTGCTCCCGTAGCTCAATGGTAGAGCGGCTGCCTTGTAAGCAGCGGGTTATAGGTTCAAGCCCTATCGGGTGCTCCACCTTCATGTTTTACCTCCTTTTTACGGTGTCGCCGATGCCCCGTTATCCCATCGGCCGAAGATACATGACCTTCGTAAAAAAGGTGCCGCGCTGGCAGACCGCAAGTTCGCAATAGTCTGCCTTACCAAAAAGCAGTCAGAGAGTACCGAAAGGCGCTCTCTTTCTTTATGCCATAAAGGAGGGGATACCTATGGATTTAATAGTCCGCAAAATCCCGCAGAGCGACACCATCAAGGTATATCCGGTATCTGATGTGCATTTGGGCAGCATCCTACATGATAAAGAGGGCTGGCAAGCATTCTGCCGCCGGGTAGAGCGGGAGGACGCTTATCTCATCCTTGGCGGCGATCTCATCAACAACAATACCCGGAACGCGGTGGGAAGCCCCTTTGAGGATTATATCCGCCCGCGGGAGCAGAAAAAGATGATGGTGGAAATGCTAACGCCCATCAAGGATAAGATACTCTGCGCGGTATCCGGTAACCACGAAGCAAGGACAGCCAGGGACACCGACCAAGACATTATGGGCGATATCATGTGCAAGCTGGACATGGAGGACTACTACGCCGAGGATATAGCATTCCTCAAACTGGAGATTGGGCGCAGGGTAACAAGAGATATCCCTATCACCAGCTATACGATGGCTGTTACCCATGGCTCCGGCGGCGGCATTTACACCGGTGCCACGGTCAACCGCAATGAGCGCTTCGGCTACACCATAGAGGGCATTGACGCTCTGATTGTTGGCCACACCCACAAAGGCACCATCAGTAAGCCTAAAAAGATCGTGGTGGACAGTAACAACAATGTTATCCGTACCAAGCAGCTGGTAGTGGTTAGCTGTACCGCATGGCAGCAGTACGGAGGCTACGCAGCCCGGAAGATGCTATTGCCCAGCAGCGAGAGCGACCATGAGCAGCCGCAGACGCTCCTGCTGTGCGGGAACAAGACAGGCACTAAGCGGATAACCACTGTTTGGTAACAATAATTGGTAGCCCGGCATAGTAGACACCGGGAGGGGTAGGGCGGGTAATGAACATTGTATTTGATTATAATTCTCCCAGGTGGCGGAGGAAGCGCCAACAGATATTAAGGCGTGACGGATATATGTGCCAGCACTGCAAGAGGTACGGAAAGGCGGTACAGGCTACAACGGTGCATCATATCAAACACGCAGATGAGTACCCGGAGCTGGCTT